CACATTTGTATCATCGTATAAGCCGTAATAATCTTCTCTATAATATTTAACATTCTTTAGAACCGCAAGGTTATCAGTAGCAGTAAGCTGAAGATAATATTGTTCCTGCCATTCGTATTGGATAACATCAGGCAAAAGAAAACCTACCCACTTTAAATCTTCAGTTACACCATTAGTTTCATAAAGGCTTATTTTCCAAGTATATTCATCAGTATCAAAAAAGAAATCAGAAGGCTGAACGGTAGAATTTACAGGTATAAAACATTGTATATCGGCATAAGAAGCACGAATAGGTGCAAAGATATTGTCTTTACTTGCTTTATAATTTAAAACAAAAGGAGAATTTTGCGCAGCTATTAAATTAATTACATCAGGAAAATTTTCAGTAACTTCTTTTTTTTCAAACTTTACTAAATAATATAAATCAGTACCTTGTTGGTCTAATCCTTTAAAGTCTAAATTATAAATATGATTGTAAAACATTATATTACCCTCGAATTTTTTATTGCTTGGTTATCTAATAATAATCTCATTTTGTCTCCCATAATATCAACCTGGTAACCTCCTTGACCTGTTGAGCCACTTGGCATAGCCACCATTGGACTACTTACACTACCTTGACCAAAATCAAGGCCTGTTAATTGTTTAAATATTGGAGCAAATCCAGACACAGAAGATGCAACACCAAAACTACTTAAAAAGAAACTTAATAAAGCAGCAACAGCAGCAGCTATAACTAATTTTTTTATCAAACCTAATAATGCTTGACCAAGTGACTTAAAAAAGTTTTGGCCACTATCTAAAGCATCGTTAAAGGCAGTAGTTAAAGCGCTTGCTAATAATCCTTTTATAGTTTCTAAATTTACAATATAGGCTTCCATTGCTGGGTCAGTCCATAAACCATTATAAGAACTTTTAAGAGTATCAACATTACCCGTTAATCTTTCTACTACCGCATTAAATGCCTCTAATTCTTGAGCAGCAATACCAGCTTTAGCATCAGTTAAATCGCTCATTGGCATCATCATATTTGAACCAGGTGCAGGTCTTTTAGTTTTAGTTGTACCTGTTACTATTGCTGGGCCTCCAGGAGTTATTAAACCATTTACTTTTTTTAATTTTTTATAAAGGTCATCTAAATTAGAAGAATAATTTTTTGTAACTTCTGAATTTTTACCAAATTGATTTTCAGCGTATACTAATAAGTGTACATTTTTTTCAATAGCAGCATTTATTAAACCTTGTGCTAATACTAAATCTTTTTGGCTTTGGTCTTTTGTTATTGGAGTAGCATTAACTTTTCTAATTAAATCCAAATATGATTGTAACCCTTCTTCAAGTTCAATTAGTAAATATGATTTGCCTGGATTTCTTAACCCTTTAATCATTAACTCAAGACCATTTAAAGCCCTATTAGCACCATCAACAATTAATTTAAAAAACTTACCTAAATTACCACTTTCTACTGCCGTAGTAAATGTATTATTTAATCTTTGAACACTTGCTTGTAATGTATCTACCTTACCTGTTATTTTACTACCGTAAGCAAGTTCTAATTGTTCAGCTAATTTAATTACTCCAGCAGTTGTTATTTGTCCTTGCTCAAGCATTTTATTTAATGCCTGTGTTGTAACTCCTAATCCTTGTGCCATTAATGCTACCGCACCTGGTAATCGTTCTCCTAATTGTTGTTTTAATTCTTCAGCTGATACAGTTCCTTTTGAGAACATTTGACCCAAAGCATTTAAAGCACCTTTTACATCTTCAGAAGATAGTTTTAAAGTTGCTGCTGACCTTGTAACTGCATCAAATATTTTATTTGTATCTCCTAAAGTTTGATTTGAAGATATTGATGCTGCTGCAAAATTCTTATAAGAAGTTGCAAGGTCTAAAAAGTTTAAACCTAAATATTCAGCAGTTTGAGATATTTTTTCTAATTGTGCTTCAGCTAATTCAGTAGAACCTAAAATAGCAGTAAAAGCCGATTTAACGGCATCTAATCTTAAAGACTCGTTGAACGCTCTACCTACTGCTTGTGTTGCAGCCTGAAGTCCAATATAACCTACAACAAGACTTTTTATAGAACTCTTTGCATTATCAAAAGAATTTTGGATGTTATCGCTTGTCTGTTTGTTTGCAGCAGCAAATGATTTTAAATCTGATTGAGCAGTATTTAACTGGCTTTTTAACCCTTTAATTTCTGCACTTAATTCAACTATTATTTTCTCATTTACCATCTTCTTTCGGCTTTAATTTTTCCAAAATCGCTTCTTTATCTTTTTGAGTAGTAATGGTAATTTTTTTGTTTAACCTACTTAAAATATCAGTCCATAATGGTAATATTTCTCTCGGTTTCTTTTGATTTTTCTTCTCAACTTGAGTGTTTAAAATGTAAGACATTAACACTCTTGTTCTATCCCATTCGTTAGCATCTTGTTTTTTCTTATAAACAAAATATCTATAATAATCTACAAAAGTCATATCCCAAAAAATATGCGGTAACAAACCCAAGTCCATCACCGCACAATCCAAGATATCATCCCAAGTTACTTTTTTTTTTCTTGTTTGTCATCAGACATCGCCTTAAATGCTTTTATCATTTCTTGCGTAATCTTCAAGCAACTTTCAGTAAAGCACTTAATAACTTGTAATTGAGTTTCATAACTTAAGTCATCTACCCATTCCACTACATCTTCATAACTGAAGTCTATAATTAAACTTTTACTTCTATAATATCCAGTTAAACCTGAATAAATTAAATCAGCTACCATTTGTAACTGACTATAATTTTCTCCAATTTCTTTAATATTACCAATATCACTACCGCTTATCCTTGTATAAGTTTCAAGCGAATAGTTTGAAAATTTTAATTGCTTTACTTCTCCGTTGAGAGTAACTTCAAGTATTCCGTTCATAGTTTGTTTGTTTTAATTATACGATTACTGTAAATGTAGGTGTTCCTGTTCCTGCAAACTCAATAGAGTAAGTAACTACATCTTCCATAGGTGCTGAAACTTCGCAAGAAGTAATGTAAGCACTTTGAGTAACTGATGTATTACCTGGTATTAAGTTAGTCCAAACAATTTGAACTAATGTTGGAGGGTCAGCACTATAAGCAGCAAAAATATCAGTTAAATCTTTATTTGCTGCAACAAAGTCTGCAAGACCTTCTGCTGAATAAGTAATGTCTCTTAAGCCTGGCATAATCTCTTTCCAAGCACCACTTTCTTTAGAAGTAGTCTCAAAAACATCCTGATTCATTGACATTGTAACATTTGTTAATTCTGCGATTTGCGTACCACCCATTTTTAAGATTTGCGCCGTGCCGTTGTAAACTGCCATATTATTTTATTTTAAAAGTTAATTAATCTGTTATTGTGTAAGTTCCTGTAAATGATACCGTATAAGAAGTTATATCTTCCATAGGAGCGTTTACTTCAATGCTTTCAATATAAGCTAAACCTGTGTAATAAGCAGTAGCTAAAACAGGATTAGATATTAGTATGTTAATTGGTGTTCTTGCATCGTAAGCAGCAAATAAAGTTGTAATACCTAAATCGCTTCCACCTTCATTAAAATCAACTAAAGCATCAGCCGTAAAAGCAAAATCCCTTAAGCCTGGTAATGATACCGAATAACCTGCTGATTGCTTACAAGTAGCATCTATCATAGCATCATTTAATGTTATAGTTACATTCGTTTGACACATCAAAGGAAAGTTGGTATCTGCATCGTAAAGTAAAATGTCCGAACCGTTTAATACGCTCATATGCCTTGTTGTAATTTAAATGTAAATCTTATTAATCTTCTAACTAAAACTCCTGTATCTATTAGTTGTTCAAGTGTATTCGTACTCTCCATTAGCGTTCTGATTACATACCAATCAGGTAATAAATCCAAATACCCATCCTGCCTTGTTCTAACCAATTCCATTACTTCGTTTGATATTCTATCGGATAGTAACTTACCACCAAAAGAGTTGTCAAACCTTGTACCCACCTCAATTAAAACGCTCACTTCTTGACCGTATGATTGCTTACTACCTTCGCTTAATTCCGTTGAATTAAAAGTAGAAAGTAAAATATATGGTTCAGTAGCTGCTGCTAATACTGATGCCGAATCAAATACTGGAACTTCTTGTAGGTCTATAACGATTGCACCGCTTAACCTCTCGTAAAG